GCACGGATCTGCTGCACTTCCACGTCGGAGCGGAAAATGCGCGGTGGCGCGCCAGCGCGATCGGCATATTCGTCAATCGCCTCGTCGCTGTTCAGTTTGTCGAGCGCTTCGGGGTTTGCACCAGCCAGGGACACGATGAAGCCGACGGTCTTTTCGATCTGGCCGATACCGATCATGCGCTGCATCTGGGCGAGGATTGACACGTAATCGACCTTGACCGGCATTCCCTGCATCGCTTGAGGCGCTGGCGGCAGCATGCGCTTGCGCGACATGATACCGAACGTCCGATCAATCACTTTTTCCAGCATTTCGACGTTCACACGCTCGATGACCGGGCCAAGCTGGGTCAGCTTCTCATCGTTGCGGCTTGCGATTTCCTCGATGTTGCGCGGCTGAATGCCCTGCATGTTCGTGATCGCCATGAACAGGTCGGCATAGGCCAGACGGTCCACAGCGTCCGTGCAGCGCTGCATGTCGCTCATGATCATCTCGATCGCACGCGGGTCAGGCGTATATGGCACTTCGACCTTGCCCATGTCGGCAGCCGATGCCGCTACAGTGTGGCCAGCTTCTCCATTCAACTTCATCCCGACCGGCATGACCTTTTCGGGATTGGTAATCTGCGACGTGACCATCGTTTTGCGCTTGCTCTGCAACTGCAATTCGCGCAGATCGGGCAGGGCATCGTGCCCAGGACCAGTGCCGTATGCATCACCGCCGCAAGTCTCCCAGCGCGGAGCCCAGAACGGCTGTTCGTCAAATCCCGACAGGCGCAATGCCCCATTGACCTTGTCGCCGTCCTGCGTGTCCCACCAGAACGAGCGCCACGGCTTGTTCTTCGCGTCGATCTTGCCGGCAACACGCTTATCGTTCGGCTCGATCGCGTGCATGACCTCGACGATCGTGTCGTAGTTGCTGGCATCATAGGCGTTTCTGATGCGCTGGCTGATCATCGACTTGTCGAACGAGTGCATCGCCTGGTCAACCGTCATCGGCACACGGCGATACAGCGTGTTCGCTTCCGCCGCGGTGCCATTGGCGATCCAGTATTCGCCAGCGGTCAGCTGATGGCAGACCGCGCCCATGACTTCGTGATCGACCATGACACACGCGCCGGTCGCAAACATGCCAAGCTCAGCATAGCCCGTTCGGGTCGAGGTGTAGAAATTGGTGCTCGCAAGAAAATCGTACATGCGTCGCTCGACCTCGGCTAGCCATACCTTGCTGTCCTGATCCTCCACGCTCTCGTCAGCCTGAAGCCGGAACCATGGTCGCGACGGCGACGACAGGCCGGAATACATGCCGCCGGCTAGCGTGCGAAACGACAGGATGCCATGCGAATTATAGATGGCGCGATTGGACCGGCGGAAATTGCGGTTTGCATCCGTTTGCAGGAACCGCGAACGCGAGGGCTGCGCATGCTGGGCGATCTCTCGCCATTCCGGCTCATACGGTTGCCGCGCGGACTTGAGCCCTTTCAGGCGGCGCTCGCAGCTTTCGCGCGTGGTCGGATCCATTATCCGCCCAGCGCGGTTGTGGTCGATGGTGCGGTCGACAAGCCAAGCGCGCCGGTCATCGATGATACCGCAAGCGCGCGTCGGCGTGCGGCAATGTCATCCGTCAGTGCAGCGCTATTAGCCTGGTCGGGGACCTTCAATGCCTGCCGTTCGGGCGCGGCTGCGGGCGGCGTTGGGGATGACATGCACATGGTGGCTGGCTACGTCAGCCCGCATTGCGGTTGAATCGAACGTCAGTAATCGCCCAGCTCGCGGTACAGGTCCTGCGCATTGTCGTTCTGGCGTTCATACCTGTCGGGATCGAGATAGCCCGGCAGCGCGCGCGGTTGCACCGGCTCGGCAAAGGTACAGGCCAGTGCGTCAGCCCAATCCGGCGAGGGCAGGCCGCGCGCCTTCATGTGCTCCTTTTTTTCGAGCGCCACCGCCTGGTCGCTGTCGAACCCATATTCAGGCCCGATCAGGTCGTCATGCAGTCGCTGCGATTCCGGGATGCTGCCACCGTCGAGCCACCCGCGCATATTGCACCACATTTCTGCGCGCTTGTTGGCCACGCGGACGCGGGCGCCGTTCCACACGGCATCGCGACCCTTGCCGCCGAACCACACTTCGACAACGAGCATCGATGGCATGAGCTGACGCAGGCGATCGACCACAGCCGCACCGATGTTGCCTGCGTCGACCATGATCGCGTCGGGCTTCCAGATCGCGGCCTGCAAGGCGATATCGCCCGCAAGCGTCATGGCATCGGTGCTGGCCCAGGTCTTCCATGGGCGTGATCGCGCATCCCGGCCGCACCGGATCGCCAGCACGCTTTCATCGTCGCCGAACCTGGCGCAATCCACGCCGAATATCACTGGATCTGTGCGCAGGCCTTCCATTTCTGGCCGGGCGCGTGCGGCTTCGGCCGCATCACTGGCGATGAACTGCATCGACGACGCGGACGGGAACTGGCCGCGCACGCGCACTTTGACCACATCGCTGTCAATGCCGTACGTCGCCACTAGTTCTTCGAGATAGGTTTTGTTCGTGCCCTCGACCGTGCGGCTGTCGATCTGGCGCGCCGACCAGAGATTACGCGCTTTTCCGAAGCACTCACGGAATGACCCGGTGTTCTGTGTCGGGTTGCCGAACGCCAGCCAGATGATTTCGGTGTTTTCGTCGGTCAGCGCGCCAAGCGCCACTTCCCACACAGCTTTGTCGATGCCGGATGCTTCGTCGAAAATCAGCATGATGCGTTTGCCCATGTTGTGCAGGCCCGCAAATGCTTCGGTGTTGTTCGCGCTCCATGTCACGAGATCGGCGCGCCATGACTTTTCGCGGCCAGGCATCGTCGACACGATCGACGTGGCATTGGGCCGGAACCAATCGGACGTGATCGCCAGCCTGCACCATTTGGCAATCTCGGGGCTAGTCTTCGTGAGCAGCTGGCTTTCGGTGTTGGCGGTGATGACGATGCGCGTATCGGGGCAGGTATCGAGCGCCCACTTGGTCAGCATGGCGATCAGCGCCGACTTGCCGATGCCATGGCCAGAAGCGCGCGCGATGCGCAGGGGCGTGCAGCGCGTGACAGGATTGCTCAGGTGGTCGCGAATGTCATTCATGACCTCGCGCTGCCAAACGCGCGGGCCGTCGATGCCTACCAGCTCGCCTTCACCCCAGGGAAACGCGTACATCGCATATTCCAGCGGATCGGTCGCCATGTCGCCGATGTCTTCAGCCATCAGATCGGGTTCGGTAGTCAATCGCGCGCACTCAGGCGGCGATGGCGGGCGCGTTCGATCACCGCTGCCCGATCGGTCACGACAACATCGAGCTTGTCCTTGAACGCCTGCACATCGACGTGGCGGCCGACCAATTCGAGCGCACCTTTAGCAGCCGAAACCATCTTGGCCGCCGGTTCATCGCCGATTGCGTCGCGGGCAATTTTGTAGAGCGCGACGGACTCCGTCAACACCCATTCGGCATCGACACCGACCTTCTCGGAGCGTGCTACGATTTTCAATTGGATGGCGTTCAGCACGTCAACAAACGTCAACATCCGCTGGCCTTGCGATTTTGCCGTCCTCACGCTGTAGCCCGCCCTTATCGCCGCTTGGGTAGCATTGAGGTCGATCAAGTACTCATCGACAAAGCGTTGCTGCTTTTCCGTCAGCCCCTGTGCCATCACAGCCGACCCCGCTTGTAGCCCTTGCGATCGGTCGGACGCGGCGGCCGCGAGCCACCACCACAGCCCTTGCCGACGTGTGGCCGGTCTGTATGTGCCGACGCCGGGCGCATCGTGGTCTGGCCCGTCGCGACGATATGGACGATCCGGTAACGCTGAAACCGATGCACGATGATCAAACCTTTCGCCTCAAGCCTTTGGATCGTCAGTGATCCCATCGAGCAGGATTCGTACCCAATCAGCATCTCAATATCCAAGTTGGTCGGGCATGGCTGATCGTCATCAGCCGCCTGCAATATCGCTTCCATGGCGATACGTTCTGGTTTCGAGAGACCCCCGCCCGTCATGGCTATTCACGCTCGCCGCGGAATTCGCGTGGTAGGCAATCGTCGGCGAGCATGTCCCGATATTCCGGGATGCAGAGCAGAGCTTTATGCACGTTGCCGACCGCGACGCCGTGGAAGGTCACCGCGTGCCAGACCTCGATCATCAATTGCAGCTTGAGCCCAATGATGTCGTCCGCCTTGGCCAGTTCCTTCCATTCCCGAAAACACGCCCCGACTTTGAAGTCGAACCGATCGTAATCATCATGGCCAATCGGCCGCACAGCAAACTCCGAGGCCTTGCCAGGCATTGGCCGGTTCCAGAGCAGCAACGCGTGTTTGATCGAAATATCGTTCATGACTTTCCCCTTTTCAAAAACCCCGCCGCAAAACTATCGCAACTATCGCAACTATCGCAGGTGGCCCTGCGAGAGTTGTCATTCACGGTGATTATCTCCAAAATATCATTTATTTATATATAATAAACAATAGGATATCCCTTCCTAATCTCTAGCTGAGAAAAGGATTGAAGGGGCTCCTGGCCCTAACTCTCGCAAACTATCGCAGGGCGTTGCGATTGTTATGGACCTCCCTTCGGTGCGTAGGCATCCCACAAATATACCTGGCCTCGCGGACCGAATGCCCGGTAGTGCAGAATGTCCCGACCGGTCCTCAGGGCGACATGGTCGGCATGAACTGCCACGACCTCAGCGCTATCCTTGAATCCGAATAGGGATTTGATCAAGCCGTCACGATCCAGTCGACCAGCATATGGATCGGGATTGCAGCCAAAGAATTCGAGGGGATGCCAGCCCAAAGCCTGAGCGGTTTCACCCCAATTTTTCACCACCTCTTCGGTCATGGAAACAAGTCGCCACCATGCCGCAGATGGCAATCTGACGGGACGAGGAAGCGCAGCAAGAAGGCTTGGGGCAACCTCCCAGACCGAGTTTATTAGGACCGGGGCCTGCGATAGTTGCGATAGTTGCGATTGTTTGGTCTGAGGAGCATCAAAAACGGCAGAAATCTGCGGTTTTTGGGTCGATCCAGTAGTGTCGCAAACAGCCGACAGCGCTGCGATAGTTTGCGATTGTTCTCGCAATTCGGCCTCGATAAAGGCGCTGGGGTCGAAAAAACTAGCCACGGCCAACACACACCCGCCAGGCGATCCTGACTTTTTTGCCGGAGATCATGCCGCCGTTCGGCACCTCGCAAAGATGATTGTGCCGGACCAGAATACCGATCACCTCGCGAATATGATCACTGCGGCTCCGGATCGATGATGGTCCTTTGCCACTGATCGCGGTCACTGAGATCAGGTTCTCTTTCCAACTGTCCTTCAGCCAGTTCGAAAGCCTTTGAGCATCTTCGTATATCTGCGGCACCTGCTGCTGACCGAAAAGCCTGAGCGCTTCCGATAGGTAGAACTCCGCCAGGGCAATGCCGCGCGCCAGCGTCTCAGCGCTGATCTCGCTGGCCTTGACCCCATGCTCGAAGACTTCGAGGTTCGCGGCCAGGCGCGCAGCCATTTCGGGGAGCTTGCCGACGAACCCTTTGACCGTCTGCAAGTCGCCATCCGGCCCGAGGCGGGCCTCGATGCTGTTATAGAAATGCCACCACATCAACTTCGCTTGCGAGCTCAGGGTCAGCGCCGCCGGCGTTAGGGTCATGGTGTAGGGATCGACTGGCATGGTTGCCGTGATAATGCGCCACAGACGTGATTTGAATGTCGCGAGTCCTTGGAGCGCAGCCGGGTCAGGCGGACTGTCGGGATCCACGAACCTTGTGCCCGCCAGACTTTCAGGATGCGACACCAGCAACCGGCTCAGAAAACCCTGGCCCAGCGCTTCAGCATCGCCAAGAAGCCGATCCGCCACGATCGGCTGCATCATGAGGTGAAAGGTCAGACGTCGCCCGCGCAGGGCGGTATATCCTTCGCCCGATGTCAGCATCTGGACCGTTTTGCCGTCCCAGAAATCGCTCAGCGTCGAAATTGTCGCAAGGCGGTTATCGTCGGTCATGCCGTATCCGCCCAGCCAGGAGCCGCCTTCATCGGACATCAGTCCCAGCGACGGCCTAGCGGTAAGGAATCGTTTGAGCAGCCCTTGCGTGGTCCCGGACCGAATGATGATGTTCGGATCTGTCGGCCCGTCCGGCCGAGGGCCCATGGCTTGATACGCCTCTTTCAGCGCCTCTTGTCCCTGACCTTTCACGCGCTGGGTGACGGCTTTCTTGGCCTCATCCCATGCGGACTGCTGCATGCCGGCCGTGACCTTTTCCTGGACATAGGCCTGCTCGAGCTCTTCTTCGTATTCCCGGATCGCCGCAATAGCCTGGTCTTCGGATGTCGACTTGCGATCGCCGCTTTCAGCGACCGAGACCAGGAACAAACTTGTCGGCCGCGTCTGCCCTGTCGGCAGCACGACGTTGAAATGCGGCTGAACGGCCAGCGAGCACGCGGCGAGGATCGACTGCGCGGCGAGGCTTGGCGGGACATAGGCCAGCTTCACTGTCGCG